GCCAACCTTCAGACTCTCGCGACGTTTGTGCAGAACAGTGGCACTTACAACGGCTGTGCACTTTTTTTCGCCGGGGCGACGGGCGGCGACCCGATGAGTTTCAGCAAGTTCGGCGGCGTCCATGCCAGCAGCGTGGCGGGCTACTCGTCTGGCGTGTGGGTCGCCGCGGCAGGCCGCGCCAGCGGCGCAACGCAACTAGACATCGACCTCGACGGCACGGTGACGGCGGGCGCATCGACATCGGTGGCGTTTCCGACATCGCCGCCCCCGGCGGACGTTTTCATCGGCGCGCGATGGAATCCGACCCCCGGCAACCTGTTGACCGGCGCGGCCGCCTGCGTCGCCCTGTGGGCCGCCTATCTGGACGACGACGAGTGCATGAGCCTGGCGCGCGGCTTCTCGCCCCGGCGCGTGCGGCCGCAGTCGCTCAAGTTCTACGCGCCCCTGGTGCGCGACTTGAAGGCCGTCGTCGACGCGATCGCGTCGGGCGGGCATTCGGCCTGGACGACCACCGGCTCGCCCACCGTCTCCGACCACCCCCGCAGCTACGGATTCTGAGCATGCCGAACAGCGAAGCCACCATCCGCCGCCCGCAGGCCGACCGCCGCCATCACGAAGAGGTGACGACAGAGCAACTCGAGCGCGAGATCGAGGAACTGGCCGGCCACATCGACGAGCTTGAAAAGCAGATGCCGACCGCGGCCGAAATCGCGCACTGGCGCGCGATGGCGGCGGCCGACAAGCACCGCGCATGGCTCATCACGTTGACGCTCAAGGTGGCCGGCACCGTGACGGCGCTGATCGTCATCTGGACGGCCGGCCTCGACGCGCTGCGCAACGTGGCGCGATTCGTCGGGATCATTCGATGACCGGCCTGCTGCACGCCGCGCTGCGCACCGCGCGATGGACGTTCGCCGCGCTCGCGCTGCTGGGTGTGGTGCAGATCATCGTCTGGGCGCTCGACCGGCGCCCGCCCTTCGTGCTGCTCGACGTTGCGCCCGCGGTCGCGGTGCCGGGCGAATCCGTCGTGCTCACGATGGCCGTGCGCCGCGATGTTTCGCGCCACTGCGCAGCCACCTTCACGCGCTGGGTGTTCGACGGCAAGAACGTGCGCATCGACCTAGAGGGCCAGCAGACCATGAGCGCCGCCGGTGTCGCCAACATCGAGGCGCGCGCGCCAGGCCGGCTCACCGTGCGGGTGCCGATCCCGATCAGCGCCTTCCCCGGCCTTGCCGAGCTCGTGACGGATATCGACTACGTCTGCAACCCGTTGCAGAAGTGGTGGCCGATCAACGTCATCTCGCGCGCGCCGTTCGAGATCGTCGACCGCGACAGGATCGGGTAAGCGATGCCACCCGACGACGAAGCCATCATCGCCGGTTGCGCACGCCGTTTCTGGCGCGGCCTGAGCCCCGGCCTGACGCGCGATGACCTGATGCAGGAAGGCCGTATCGCTATCTGGCTCGCCGAACGCGCCGGGCGAGTGCCGACCGACCCCGAGCACCGATTGCGCTACATCCGCGCGCGGGCGCTCGGCGCCATGCGCGACGCCAACCGCCGCGCATGGCGCCAGTTGCCGATGACGATCGACGAGCTCGACGAGGAAAAGCCACAAGCCGCCGGCGACGCGCAGCCCGACGCAACCCTCCAGCTGCGCCAGCTCATCGCGCACTTCGCCCGGCGCGGATCGGCGCGCGTGCAAGAGTGCGTCGAACTGTGTGCCAGCGGCTGCTCAGGCGACGAAATCGCAACCCGCATGGGCATCTCGCGCTCGCGCGTATCGCAACTACAGCATGAAGCACGAACCACCGCCGCCGCGCACTGGTAATCGCGTCGTGCAAATGACGCGCGAGCAGCAGCGGCGCCAGGACATGCAGGTGCAATGGCTGCAGGAAGCCGTCGCCGCGCAGGCGCGATCGCCCGCCGACGAAACCTACGACCGCGCAACCCTCCACATCGCAAGGGCCAAACGATGAACGTCGAGCAGCTCGCCGACGCGCTGAAGCACCCGAACTTGCAGGCATTCCTGCGCGTCATCAGGGCCGGCGAATCGTCGCAGGACGACAGCGCCTATACGGCGATGTTCGGCGGCGAGCACTTCACCTCGTTCGCCGACCACCCGCGCCGCGTCATCACGAAGGGGCGCTACACATCGACGGCGGCGGGTGCCTACCAGTTCCTTTCGCGCACCTGGGACGGGCTCGTCCGGCAGTACGGCTTCGCCGACTTCTCGCCCGCCTCGCAAGACCTCGGCGCCGTCGCGCTCATCGCCGGCCGCGGTGCGCTCGCCGATGCGCTCGCCGGACGCATCGAAGCCGCCATCGCCAAGTGCGGCCGCGAGTGGGCCAGCCTGCCCGGCAGCCCCTACGGCCAGCCCGTGCGCACGCTGGCGCAGGCCCTCGCGACTTATGCCGAGTTCGGCGGCACGCGCGATGCCGCGCAACCCGAAACGACCGCGGCGCCCGCCGCATCCACCCCGCCGGCCCGCCCGGCAAAGGAGAAGACGATGCCGATCCCCCTCATCCTCGGCGCGCTGCTGCCCTCGCTCGTCCAGGCCATCCCGAAGCTCGGCGCCCTGTTCGGCAGCGGCTCCGAGGTTGCGGAGCGCAACGTCGCCGCCGCGACGACCGTGATGCAGATCGTGCAGGACGCCACCGGCGCGCGCAACGCGCAAGAAGCCGTCGAGATGATCCAGACCGACCCGCAAGCCCTGCAGGCCGCCACCAAGGCCGTGCAGGACGACTGGTTCACGTTGACCGAAGCCGGCGGCGGCGGCATCGAGGGCGCGCGCAAGGCGGATGCCGACTTTTCCGCATCCGGCCGCAAGTCCGTCGAGTCTCCCGCTTTCATCCTGAGCCTCGTCCTGCTCGCGATGCCCTTCCTGCTGCTGATCGACGTGTTCTTCGTGCACCCAGACAACTACCTGAGCGAGCTGCGCACGCAGATCGTGACCGGCGTACTGATGGTGATCAGTATGGTCGGCGCGTTCTGGCTGGGGTCGAGCTTCGGAAGCATGAAGAAGACCGAGGCCGGCGCACGCGAGTGACGGGCCGCGCCTCCCCCGCAGAGAGAGTGTGAGCCACGCCTGTATTCCACGCGCCTTTACTGGTCCGGCGCACGCGGCGGCATCGCCAAGCTGCACGGCCACCTGGTGCAGCTCACCGAAGCGCCCGCGATCCCCGGCCTGCGCCTCGTCGCCATCGACTACGTCCCCGAGATCGGCCTGCGCCAGGTGATGCCGCACGGCCACGCATGGCGCGACATGACCGACGCCGAAGCGGCGCACGCCGACAGGCTGCTCCAAACCCTGACGGCCGACCTGCGCGCAATGAGCCCAGCCTCGCCGTCGAGCTGATCGACGTGTAGTGGGATGGGGCGCTCCGGCTTCTAACCGTCCCGCTACAGCCCGCATAAAACCGTGCTCGACCTGAGCGCTGTACGTTAGACGAATCGCCCGCCAGCCCGCGTGTAAACTAGTTTCTCTAGTTGGTTTGGGACCAGTAGGTCGCGAGTTCGAATCCCGCCACCACGACCAATGAAATCAAGTAGTTACGTCTGTCGGTGCATCGCCTCTAGCGGTTTTTCTAACGACGTTTTCTAACGAAATGCCTCATGACAACTCAACATCGTCGCCGAACTTGCTGGCGACGTAGGCGCGCATCGCGGCGATCAACGCCGTTGCGCCTTTGTGGGAACGCCCGAGGATCGTGACGTAAATCGCTGAGGCAAATCCGCTTTCCTCATCCCGCCAGCCGCTCGCCGAGATTTCAGTCGCCGCGACGGCAAGCCACATATGACGGTCGTCCGAGATGACGGAAATATGTTCGCGCTCGATGATCGGCCATCCGTCGCAGGGGTCAGTTGAAGGGCGATACCCGCGTCCGCGCGGCCCCTGATCGTAGTTCACCCCGTCGTCGATCCATGGGCTCCCCCACATCGAAACGCGCGGGTCGTTAACCGCTTTCGCCACTGCCTCATCGAGCAACCGGCCTTCTAGTTCGTGGATCTTGTGCTTCATCTCGTCGCTCCAGTCTTCCGCGGCGTCTTGTGCCGCACATAGTCCGCCGTCTGCCCCTCGGTGCTGTGCTGCCCCATCTTCTGCGCCTCGCGGATGCCTTCGCGGGCTTCCTTGTCGGTCAGCGCCTTGGCCTTCAGATCGTGGAAGTGGCAGGCCGCCACGCCGGCGCGTTCCAGCGCGCGGCGCCAGGCGCTGGCGACGCCCCAGTAGCTCATCGGCTGGCCGTCCTGCTTGACGAACACGGCGGCGCCGAACGCGCGGCGGTGCTTGCGCAGATCGCGCAGGCGGCGCTCCACGTCGCGCAGCTTGTCGGTCCACCCGATCATCACCTTGGCGCCGGTGCTGTGCGCCACCTTGGCGCGCGCGAAGGTGATGCCGTCGCGGCCCATCTGGTGCCATTCGAGCGTGAGCAGGTCGCCGATGGCCTGGCCCGTCAGGTACGCCATGTCGATCAGCGCGCACAGCATCGGGCCGCTGCGCGTGTCGATGTCATTGCCGTGGCCGTCGGGCGCGCGCAGGGCGGCGACCTTGATGCGGCGCAGCTCGCTGTCGGTGATGTAGCGCCCGCGCGGCGGCGTGCGCAGCGTGCGGATCGACTGCAGCGGGTTGCTGCCGGCCGGGCGCAGGCCGCGCTCTTCCGCGAAGCGCATCAGCTCGCGCAGCTGCGCGCGGTAGGCGTTGTGCGTGCGCGGCTTGGCGCGGAACTGCGCGAGGAAGACGCTGCAATCCGGCGTCTCCACCTCGGCCGGCGTGAAGTCGGCGAACGCCTCGGCGATCGCGGCGCCGTAGCGGCGGTCGTCGGCCTGCGTCTTGGCGGCGTGCGCTGGCATGACCTCGCGCTCCCACAGGCTGACGAGCGCCGGCACGCGCCCGACGCCGGCCGCCTGCGCCTGCACGGCCGCGAGCGCGGTGTAGAGCGCCGGCAGCCCTTCGGAGATCTTCGACAGCCCCGTCCAGATGCGCTTCTTGCCCTGCGCGCTGACGAGGTAATACCGCTTGCCCTTGGCGAACACGCTGCGGGGCAGGGCGTTGCGGTTGCGCGATGTCGTCATGCTGCCGCTTTCTCGTGGACCATGAGCCGCACCTTCGGCCGCGCCGGCTGGCCCGCGCCGGCGCAGACGGCATCATAGTGCGCCCGCTCGAGGATCACGCGCCCGAACCGATCCCGCCGCGCCCGCGCGAAGCCCTGCCGGTGCAGCTCGTCGAGCTGGCGCGCAGGCTGCGTGTAGCTGGTGAGGGCGTGCAGCTCGGCGGGGGTGAGGGTGAGGGTGAGATCGGGACTCACGCCACGCCGGGCGCACGTCGAGCAGGCCGGTATCCACTCGACGGCTTCGGTCGTCATGCCTGCGCCATCCTGTCGAGTGGGCTCATCGCCCCGTGCCCGCCGGCCCGGTTGACGACGTGGGTGTAGATCTGCGTCGTGCTCACGTCGGCATGGCCGAGCAGCTCTTGCACGGTACGGATGTCGGCGCCGGCCTCGAGCACTTGCGTGGCGAATGAGTGGCGCAGCGTGTGCACCGTCGCGCGCTTTTCGATGCGCGCAGCCGTTACCGCGGCGCGCATCGCGCGCTGGACGTTGACCTCGTGCAGGTGGTGCCTGCGCACGACTCCCGTGCGCGGGCAGGTGCAGTAGCCGGGTGACGGGAAGACAAACTGCCAAGCCCACTCCGCGCCGGCGCGCGGGTACTTGGCGGCGAGTGCGTGCGGCAACTCCACGTCGGCCATGCCCTTGGCCAGGTCCACGTCGTGCAGCTTGCGCCGCGTGGCGAGCTGGGCGCGCAGTGTGGACACCAGCGTGTCGGGGAGCATCGTCGTGCGGTCCTTGCCGCTCTTGCCGTCGCGGATGGTGATGACGCGTCGCTCGATGTCCAGATCCTTCACGCGCAGGCGCAGCGCCTCCATCAGCCGCATGCCGGTGCCGTAGAGCAGCCGCAGCACGAGCCCCGGCGTGCCGTGGGTGGCAGCGAGAAGGCGCCGCACTTCGGCCTGGCTGAGCACTGCAGGCAGGTGCTGCGACGGCTTGGCGCGCACGAGGTTGTCTAGCCATGGCAAGTCGACGCCGAGCACGGCGCGATACAGAAACAGCAGCGCCGAGAGCGCCTGATTCTGCGTGCTGGCGCTCACGCCGTGCTCGACGGCCAGGTGCGTGAGGTAGGCCTCGACTTCGGCCGCGCCCATGTTGCGCGGATGGCGCCGCCCGGACCACGCGACGAACTTGCGCGCCCATGCGACGTAGGTGCGCTCGGTGCTCAGCGAGTAGTGCTTGACGCGGCACGCGATGGCGATGCGCTCCCACAGGTTCGGCGATGCCGTGCTAACCGGCTCGCGCGTGTCGTGTATCGGCGCGAGTGTCGTAATACTCGGCGAGGTTGGTGCGACTTCGAGGTGGCTCATGGGCGTCCGATCCAGTTATGCGACAGGCCGGCTCAGGTGGGTGTCGTAGACATCACGTTAGGCCCCAACACATACGCGCGGCCTTCAGGCCCGCATACGCCGTTGGGCGCGCGTGCATCGGCACAGTAGCCCATCGCCGGCCAGCCTGGTTCGTGCCCTACTCGCAGTGCCATGCACTTCCAGATTCGGCCGCCCTTCTGTTGCCGCAGGTTTGCGCACTGGCGGCACTGTTGTGCCCACGGCGGCTCAGCTCTTTGTGGTTCAGCCATGTGTCAAGCCTTCCCTGTCAGGTCAAACGCAGCGCGCAGGCGAGCCAGGTGCTCTTGGTTCATGTGCCCATCGTCCAGCAGCCATTCCACGGCCTGCATCAGCGGCTTGTGGCGTTCAAGCTCTGCCGCGTAAGTCTCCGCTGCCTTGCTCCATGTGTGCGCCTCGCGCTTCAGGGCTGCGTTTTCGGCGAGCATCCGTGCCAACTCTTGCTGCGCCTCTTGCGTGGTCACATAGAGCGTGATGTTTCCGTCAGCCACGCTCGCCCCCAATACCATGCGCACGCTCCAGCAGGCGCGCAAAGGCGTGGTGCACCTCGTCTGCAGTCTCGTCGGCGTTTGCCGCGTCCCACAGTTCCTCAATTTCCAGCGGGTCGCGGGGCTCCCTCTGCGCTTCGTGCAGCGCAGCGTGCATGGCGCGAAGTTGCGCGTTGGCCGCTGCGTGCCACGTCATGTCCCGCTTGTTCATCGGCACCCAAGACAAGTCGAGTGCCGCCCTGCGGCTCACCGGGGTTGCCCGCTCCATCGCCTCGCGCGCGTCCTTCAGGTCGCATTGCAGCCGCAGCACTTCCTGCCACAGCAGGCCCAGTATCTCGCCAGCCTTCTCGGTGTGCTCAATGGTCCCGAAGGCCACCGGGTGCGAGGTCATGCTCATTGCAAGCTGCCTCGCTTCTTCCAGTTTTTGCTTATCCATGTCGTTTAGTCATAGTACGGTTGCACTGTCTCGCTTCGGGTCGGTTGGGGCCTAACACGCCGGTCAAGGGCGACACCCTACGGGCTGACGCCCTCCGGGTGCGCCTTACCGGCAACGTTAGAGCTCACGGCTCACTGGCCGTCATCCAGACTGCCGTCGTCGTACTCTGCGGCGAAGCTCTGCGCCAGCCGGTCGTGGAATGCGTCGTCGCTCTTGTCGAACAGGATCTGTTCGCAGTACACGTCGGGCTTCGACTCCAGCAGGAAGTGCGTCGCGCAGGTCCAGGCCTTTGCCTCGTCCTTCGCCTCGGGCGTCATGCGCTCGCTGCGGTCGATGGCCACCAGGTGCGGGCACTTCCGGCACTCCTGCCCCAGTGCGCACCGCAGGTGGTTGTCCTTCAGCGGGGTGGCCGGACGCGGGTCCAGCCCGCACATCTTGTAGCTGTCTGGCATGCCGCGCTCGCGCTCGTACTGGAACAGCAGCACCATGCGCGGCACCTCGTCGCTGACGGTCTTGGCCGTGTACATCATTCGCGGGAACTCCTGCCAAGCGGCGCGCAGCCGGTCGCTCTCGGCGTTGATCGCGCCGTGCCACGCGCTGTCGCCGCAGCCGCGCTGGTCGGTGCCGCGGTTCGCGCGCTCCAGACGCATGCCGCGCATGTAGCCCGCGCCCTCCTTCAACTGCTCCAGCATGTTGCCGCGGTCGCTGGCGTAGCGGCGCAGGAACACGCCTGCCATGTGCCGGTCCTTCTGCTCGGGCGTCATCTTGTCGTGGTCCATGCCAGCCCACTGCCACAGCTTCTCGTGGTCAATGCGGTCGGCCAGCGCGCGCAGTTCGTCGGGGTCGTTGTAGCTCGCCATCGCTTCCTCGCTTCGGGGCCGGCGCTCTAACTCTTCGCCCGAGCGGACGGCCTCCAGGGTTGTTCAATGGCCCGCACCCAGCGGGCCGCCTCTCAGCTCAAACGTTAGGCCCCACGAGGCTTTCCGTCAGGCCCGAACACAGTGGCATCGGCCAACTTCTCGGCGAGCAGGCGCCCGAAAAGGGTCTTCGCCCCCTCGTTGTTCGCGGCAGGCGTGCTTACCTTGGCAATCGCCTCAACCGCACTGGCCCAAACGGCCGATCCGTGGCCTGACGCGAGCAACGGGTCAATGATCCGCACGTCTTCAAACTTCGCCACCTTGACCGGCACCAAGCCGGCATCCCTCAGCGCGGCCAAGTCTTGCGGTGTCAGCTTGGCGCCGTCGCGGTACAAGAAAATCTGTGCCATTCGTCTTCTCCATTTATTCGAGTGTGGCCTAACCATTCATTCCAGCCGACGCCTACGGCGCGGCTGAATTCAAACGTTAGCTGGCAGTGCGCTGCGCAAAATCGCCACGCACGTCGGGGACGTCGCGTTGTGTGGATACCCAGCGCACGCGCGAGATATGGTCGCCCGCAATGCGCGAACTTCGCGCGCCAACGCATCCATCGCCATCTGGTCGCCGCTAGGTGCAACGGCTTCCACGACGCCCCATGTGTCTGCCCACTTCAACGCTGCATCCACAGTCCAACGATCGGCTGCCATCACCCCTCCAGCCGATGCCGCACGATCGACGTGATGCCGTTTGGCAAAGCGGCGCTGTCGTCTGGCCGAGCGATGAAGCTGCTTTTCGCGTCGCCATCCGTCGCGCGGATGTGATCGACCTCGAGCCTGCCGGTGTCGATGATCGTTTTGCTGATCTCGTTGATCGCGCGCGCCTTGTCCAGCTCGACGCTGCCGGCGCGCACCGCGCGCAGGGTTTCGAACAGGTGGGCGCGCAGCGTCGTGATGTCGTCTTGCGCGGGTGCGCTGGCGGGTGCGGTTGGCTCTGTCATGGCGTGGGGCTTTCGGGGCTTTCGGTGGGACGGGCGCCGGCTTGGCGCGCCTTGCGGTTGATCTGCCGCGCGAGCGCGCCACGCAGCTGTACCAGGCGCGCGATCTCGGGCGGGTAGTTGGCGTGCACCGAGTTGCGGTGCATGTTTTCGGCGCGCGTGATGCACTCGACGGCGTCGAGCGTGATCTCGGCCTCGACGGTTGTTTTCTTGCCAGGTCGGAAGACAACCACCGAGCCCGCCGGCACGGCGCCGTGCGCGGCTTCCCAGATGCTGCGATGCAGGCCCACCCAGTCGCGCGGCGCGTAGCCGGTGTCGGTCAGTTTGCGTTGCAGGTAGCCGTCGGCATTCACGCGCAGGCTGCCGACGGGTTTCCAGGTGTGCGGCCGATTGCCCGGGCCGAAGTGATGCGCCGCGGTGTTCGGGTGCAGCCCGCTCACGCCGATCGTCCCCGCGTTCCACGGCCGGTGGTCGGGGCCGAAGCGCCACGCCATGCCCACGCCGTCGCCGCGGCGCAGGCGGCACGCATCGTCGCTCGCCAGGTAGGCGGGCGTCTTGCGCAGGCCAAGGTGCTTTGCCTTCATGTACACGCTCTTGAGCGGGACGCCGAGCGCGTCGGCGATGCGTGACGTGAGCATGTGCGGGTAGTCGCGGCGCAGGATGGCGGTGCGCTCGGCGGTCCAGGTGACGCGGGGGCTTTTCATAGCGGCTCGCGCGTCTGCGCATCGAACCAGCCGCGCTCGATGTCCCAGCGCAGCAGCACGGCGCCGAGGCGGTCGTCGATCGACACGCGCAGCGTCGGGCAGTGCTTCGGGTCTTCACTGTTGTGCAGCGTCTTGATGAGGTCTTCGGCGGCATCGAGCACCAGGCTCGTCTGCTCGTCGTCGGCGGCGTCGAAGCGGCCGAGCACTTTCCACGCGCCGGAATTGTTGAGCTCCAGGCGAACTGGTTTTGCGATGGCGGTGCTCATCCGAACGGCCCCTCGTAAGCCGCCCCGCGCTCGGCGTCGGCGGCGGTTGCGAACTGCTGGCTGCGCGCATAGTCCAGCTCCGCGAAGCGGTCGATGAACGCCTGGCGCCAGTCCTGCCACGCCATCGCGTCACGCCCGTCCAGCCGCGCCCAGCCGAGCGGCGGGTGCGTCACGCTCACGGGCCATTCGGGGCCGCACGGCGGCATCAGCTGCGCGCGCTCGGTGCTGAGCGCGCAAAGATCGGCCCAGCGGATGTCCTTCGCCGCCGACGTGCTCGCGACAAGCACACCGAAGCGCCGCCGCACGCTCCACGCGACGCGGTTCTCCACCTCGTGCCACGCGGCGCCGATCGCCTGCTTCATCGGGCTCGACAGATCCGCCGTGTACGCCTCGTGCGCATCGTGCAGCAGCGCGGCCAGCAGCACCGACGGGCTGCGGATGCCGATCTCGCGCTCCGCGATCTCGCACACCAGCAGCGAGTGCTCGGCAACGCTGTACGGCCGGCTGCACGCGCCGGTGTAGCGGTTGAGCTGCGCCAGATGGTGCGCGATGTCGGCGAGGCGGATCTGCTCCGGCGCGACGAGGCGCAGGTCGATCGTCGCGCCGGTGGCGGTGAGCATCCAGGTCATCGCTTCGGCTCCTCGGCCAGGCCGCGCCAGGGAGCGTCTTGCGTGATGGATTCGATGAGCTGGAAGCGCTCGGCGCGCTCTGGTGTCTGCGCGCTGTGGCCCCAGTGCTTGCCCGTGTAAAAGCTGTAGGGCGCGAGCGGGGTGTCGCGCTCGTAGACGCCGGGCTGGCCGGGCACGCAGGTGCCGCCGTGATACCAGCGGGTGACGGCCAGGCCGTGGCGGGGCGGGCGGCGCGTCATGCTGCTTACGCGCACGCGCCCATGAACATCGGCATCGCGCCGAGGCCCGCGCGCACTTCTTCGATCAGCTCTTTCGCCGCGCCGTCGTGCACGCGATCCGGCCGCACCAGCTCGTAGTGAAAGTTCACCTTGCCGGCGGACAGACGGTATTTCAGCCGTGCCGTGAGTGCCCATGCCGCGCTGCCGTGAAAGACCGGGATGCCGATCGCGAAGCGCTCGAACATCTGCATTGTCTCGGTCGTCCCGGCGTCCGGGTCGGCGATGTACGTCAGGCGCACGCCGCCGCTCTGCAGCTTCACGGTGGACTTGAGCACGCGCTCTTCGTTCGCCACGAACTCCGTCGCCATCGCGTGCATCTGCAGGCTCGTCGGCAGGCCGTTGGCGTTGCTCGTGATGTCGTCCTCGTGCTCCTGAATCCACTCCGCGAACGTCACCTGCGGCATGCTCGTCGTGTTCTTGCCCTTCCACGCCTTCCACTCGGCGCTCATCTCCGGCACCAGCGTGGCGCGGTGCGCGCGCCAGCCCGGTTTGCCCTTCTCGTGCTCGTCGAACACGGCCGTGAAATCGAGCGCGAAGGACTGCGGATCGAACGTGCACCAGACGGCCGACCCAGGCGTCGCGTGGCGCTCCACGTAAGCCAGGAAGCTCGGCACCGCGCTGAAGCGCGCTGTCGCTTTCGTGCGGCGCGGGTTGGGCAGCAGCGCTTCCAGGTCGATGCGCACTTCCTGCAGCACGCTCGCCTTCGGCACCGCGACATGCGCGATCGTCAGGCCCTCGATCTGCGTCTCGATCGTGCTCACGACCTTCGCTTCGGGCAGCACCTCGGCCAGGGTTTCGGCGATGTTCCGGGGGGCGGGCGTTTGGGCGGTGGTTTCCATTGCGTGTGTGACCTTTTCTGTGATGTGAGGTGATGTGAGGTGGGGGCGTTCAGGCGGTGAGGATTTCGCCGCTGTCCGGGTCGATGTTGCGCACCTGCGTTGGCGCCCCGGGCGCCACGCGCAGATCCAGCTTGCGCTGCGTCGGGTTGTCCAGCACCAGGTTGCCCTCGACCGTCGGCCACAGCAAATCGGCATCGGGCGCCGCCTCGGGCACCTTGTTCGTCGCCTTCGCGGTGATCGCCAGCGCGCCGCCGGACTTCTTCAGGTCGAGCGTGATCGTCAGCTTGCCGGCCTTGCCGGTCTCGTCGACGCTGCGCACGACCTCGCTGAGCAGCTCGCTGCACTCGTCGAGAAAAACCCCGCCTTGCAGCAGGCGCAGGGTGTCGGTGATAGGTCGGATGCTCATGTGGTCCTCTCGGTGGTGGGTAGATCGGTGGTGAGTGAGTCGGTGGATGCGTGCCGCTCGGCGCTGCGCTGCTCGATCTCGATATCGCGCACGCTGCCCACGAAATAGGCCAGCGTGCCGTGCCGGTAGCGGATGCGCAGGCCGTCGCCGTGCACCGTGACGATGTCGCCGGCGCGCAGCGCCTGCGCGCGCTCGGCGGCGTAGAACGCCGCGTCCGGCCCGTCGCCAACCCAGCGCGTGGCGACGACGACAGGCTCGCCCGCGCCCTGCGCCAGCGTGACCGAAAACGACGCCCGGCCGGTGGCCGGCTCGGTGCCGCTGAAGGCGTCTTCGAGCAGCGGGCCGGTGAGCACGACACGCATCGGCTGCGCCGGGGCGCAGGGCGTGACGGCGGCGGGGGTGGGGCGGCGGATGAGGGTGCTGGGGGTCATGCCAACCCCCAAGCCACCAGCCACCCCTGCAGCGGCCCCCAGCCGATCCACAGCAGGCCGACTGCCATGCCGCCGGCGGCGATGCCGCAGACGCAGCCCCAGTGCCAGCCGAGCTGATACCCGATGCGCTCGCCGCGGTCATAGCCGTCCTGCGTCGCGGCGCTGATGAGCAGGTCGCGGCGCTCCACCTGCGCTTGCCAGCGCTTGTTGTCGGCGTTGGCGCGGGTGCGGCAAATCTCTTCGACGTTCGGCCGGCTCGGGAAGCTGATCGGGCGCGGCGCGCGTGCCGGCGTTGCGCGCCCTGCGGTGCCGAGGATGCTGCCGCTCATGCCCGGCCCCTGGCGCGCCGAAGCCGCGCGCCGACAATCAGCGCCGTGGCGCCAGCGAGCAGCATCTGCCAGGCGGCCGGCTCCGGTACCGGAGAGATCGGCGCGGTGGGTGGCGTGGGTGGCGTGATGGCGAGCACCTCGGCCGGCAGTTCGTATCGGTAGCCGCAGTCCGTCCACCAGGTGGAAAGGCCGGCCGGCGTCTCGGCGGTGACGCGCGCGAAGTAGTCCACATCGCCCTGGCAGTTGATCGGTCCTGCCTGCGCGGCGGGGGCGAAGAGCGCGAGTGCGGCAACGGTGAGCACGATCAGCATGGCAAGCAGCCAGGCCGGAATCTCGCGCGATCCCGTCGGCGCGGGGGCGATGCGCGCCGGGTCGTCGGCGCTGGCGAGCACGCCCAGCACGCGCTGCATCCAGCGCGGCACTGGGCGTGCGGCGTGCGCCGCTGGCGCTGCGCTGCGCGCCAGTTCGCGGCGTGCGTCGATCGTCGCGGCCAGCACGGCGTGCGCGGTGCGTTCGTTGCGCGGCGTGCGGTGCTGTGCTGCCAGCTCGGCGTTGATCGCGTCGCTCGCGGCCAGCAGCGCGCGGCGCTCGTCGGCATGCGCGGCGCTCACAGGGCCACCTCGGCGAAGCGGCTTTCCAGGTCGGCGACCATGCTCGCGCGGCGGCGTTCGAGCGCGGCGGCTTCGTCAACGGTTGGCACGCCGATCGCCCATTCGAGCGCGGCGATCAGCGCGCGCACCTCGCTGGCTGTCGGGCTCAGGTGCAGCGTGGCGCAGCCGGTGTAAAGCGCCAGCGAGACGCGATCCGTCTTGTCGGCGTGCTCGGCGGCGCCGGTGCCGAGCGGCCAGACCGAGATGTCGGCGCCGTACTTCGCGAGACCCAGCAGGCCGTCGATCCGTATTTGTTTCTGTGGCACTTCACCGCTCCTTCGCACCGGCGGAATTGGGTGCGTGGAGCGATTACACCAAATGGTGTTTAGGTTGTCAACACCGTTTGGTGTGCTTTTTTGCGAATGGCGTATCGGCTGGCACTACTGCACATTCATGATCTGCCACTCCCGCGTGGGGAGGGCGCGCAGCTTGCAGTGGTTGATGCGCGGCCCGCCGTGGTGAAGCACTTGATAGACGACGCGCACAGTCCAAACATCGCCCGCAACACGGGTTGCTTCGGGGCTGGGATCGGCCCATTCGATCGCGGCGCCTTCGGGCAACTCGCGCCGCAGAACGTAGTGGCATGTCGCGTGCGCTGAAGCGGCATCGGGCCATGGCGCAGCGTGTTCCGGCTCGTGCTGCCCACACGCGCTGAGCCCGATGGCGCACGCGATCGTCGCCGCAGCGAATAGGCGGCGGCGCAGGGTTTCCACGCTACTTGGTCGGGGGGATGACACCGGGTTTGCGGGTAGCGGACGCAGGCGGGAAGACGTAGATTTTGGCGACGCCGATCATGCGCGGCGACTGTTTGGTAGATCGAGCAGAGGGGGCAGCTCGAGCAAAGCGCGCAGGGTGTTTTCCAGCACGACCAAACGCGGGCGGCTGCATCGCTGGAGCGCGGCGATCAACTCGACCGAGAACGGCAGCGCGGCGGCTGCGGCCGGAGTGCCGCCAAAGCCAGCCGGGGCTCGCGCTCGTGGGCTTTCACGTAGCGCCTCTCGAGCGGCTCATGAGGCTCGTCGAGCCAATTTCGCCCCAACTGGAGCTGGTCTTCAATGCGCCGCGCCGCCTTCTCGCCGAAAGACTTGTTCGGGTTTCCGAGCAGGTCGCGCCAATACGTATCGCGGCCCCAGCCGAGTTTGGCGGTGAGCATGGCGGGGGTCCAACTTCGCTGTTTGCACAGGTATTGCAGGTTGGCGCGGCGGATGGCGGCATCTTCACTTTTCATGATGCGACCGATTGCAAAGGTCATTCAACACTCAACGGTGTTGACCTGACAACACCAAATGGTGTAGCCTTCGCTCCGTGGAGCTTACGGACTACATCAAGCCGCTTGACAGGCAAGCGCGCGCGGACCTTGCGCGGCGCGCCGGCACGAGCTTTCTGCACCTCAGAAACGTCGCCTTCAGCGGCAAAGCGTGCGGCATTCAGCTCGCGGTCGACATAGAGCACGCCACCGGCGCCGTCCGCCGCTGGGATCTGCGCCCCGACGACTGGCACCGCATCTGGCCCGAGCTGATCGGCACGGATGGGGCGCCCGAAGTTCCTGCCGCGCAGGAGGCCGTTTGATGCATCGCTTTGCGGAACCGGCGTTTTCAGCATGGCGCGCAATGTATTCGCGGCACGCGGCGGTTGCAATTGCGAATCTAGGGATAACCCGAGAGCCTGGTGAAGCGGCTTACCCAGGCAAGCCCCTTGTGGTCGCGGTCGCGTCTCGCCGGGCACGGCGCGACCGCACGATGCAATGCGGGATATCTGCATGAGCCCGCGCGCACGCCGCTGGGCGCTCGGCCTGGTCGTCGCGTACTGGGCGTTCCTGACGCTGCTCGCAGCGGTCGGTGAGGGGTGGCATCTGTGAGCGAACGCACGACCATCGAGTGGTGCGACAGCACGTTCAATCCGTGGATGGGTTGCACGAACGTGAGCCCAGGCTGCGACCACTGCTACGCCGAGACGCTGATGGACAAGCGCTACGGCAAGGTGCAGTGGGGGGCCGGCAAGCCACGCGTGCGCACATCGCCGGCGAACTGGCGCAAGCCGCTGCTTTGGGAGCGCGAGCACGAGGCATTCGAACTCATGCACGGTCGCCGGCGGCGCGTGTTCTGCGCGTCGCTTGCGGATGTGTTCGACAACGAGGTCGACCCAGCGTGGCGCGAGGATCTGTTCGAGTTGATCGACGCGACGCCGCATCTGGACTGGCTGCTGCTCACGAAACGAATCGGAAACGCGGCGAGGATGTTGCCATGGACCGCCGACGATGACCAGCCCGGATGCACGCCGTTGCTGAACGTATGGCTCGGCGCCACGGTCATTAACCAAGAAGAAGCCGACCGCGACATACCGAAGCTGCTGGACGTGCCAGCGGCGAAGCGGTTTCTGTCGATCGAGCCGATGCTGGGAGACATCCGTCTCAGCTCATGGTTGCAGCGGTCGCCGAGTGCCGCCTTCGAGGCCGGACGTATCACTGCCGACATGCCGGCCTGGACGCGCTACGGATCGACCGCACTTGACTGGGTGATCTGTGGCGGCGAGAGCGGCACGCAGGCGCGGCCTATGCACCCGGATTGGGTGCGCTCGCTGCGCGACCAGTGCGCGTCAGCCGGCGTGCCGTTCCACTTCAAGCAGTGGGGCGAGTGGACCCCAGGCGAGAACGTCACGCGCGTGCGTGGCACCGTCGACACCGCGTTCTGGGATGACGGCTGGAGCGTCTACCCCCTCAATCTGACAACCGACCACGGTCACATCGACGACCAGCCGGACCTGTATCGCGTCGGCAAAAAGGCCGCCGGTCGCTTGCTCGATGGCATCGAGCACAACGGTTTTCCTGTTGCTTCCGGGGCGGGTTTCCGTGGAGGTTGATTTCTGTTTTGGGCCAGGTGCCGGGCCCGCGCCCGGTGCCGTCTGCGGCGCGGGCGCCCCACTCCTCCCGCCCACCGTGCGCGCGTTGGCGGCGGCCTGTTTTCTTCTCACGGGGATCGGCGCCAGTCTGGCAGCCATGAACGACGCAATACACCCCAGGGGGATCAACCGCGGTTTGAACGCGGGCGTGAAGGCATGGAGCCGAAAGCGTGCGAGAGCGCGATCGGCCGAGGCACAAACGGTGCTCCCGCTCTCGCCACGCTCCCCCATTACGCCAGCCCGGTCGGCGGACCTATGGGCAGCTTGGCAACCCGCCGCCGCGGGCCCCTTCGTGGCGTTGGAGCGAGCGCCCGCATGACCGCCCGCGGCGTCCTCACCATCGCCGATCTGCGCGCGCGCAGCGTCCGCAAGGGCCTGTGCTGGCTCTGGCAGGGCGCGGCCAGCGGCGGCCATCCGCGCATCTGGACGTTCGACCACGCCGCCGGCGACAAGCGCACGATGACGGGCACGCGCGCGGTCTGGAACATCGCGATGCAGGCGGCCCCGCCCGCCCGGCTCGTCTTTCGCTGCTGCGGCGAGCGTGCGTGCGTGAACCCCGCGCACCTGCGACTCGCCGACGACAAGGCCTCGATGTTTGCCGCGCTCAAGCGCGACGGGCGCTTCCGCGGCACGTTCGTCGCGCAGCGCCGCGCCAACGCCGAGCTGGCCCGCATCGCAGCCGGCATCACGCCGACGCCGGCCGCCATCGTCGCCGCCATCCGCGCCGCACCGCTGCGCAGCGCCGGCGGCCCGACCAACATCGCGCTCGCCGCGCTGCACGGCATCACGCACAGCGCCGTAAGCCAGATCCGGCTCGGCAAGTCGCGCATATAGGCATGGACGCGCACCAGGTGCTCGACCAGATGCTGGCCGCCGGGCTCGAGGCGCCGCCGCTGCCGCTCGACGTGACGGGCCGGCTGCATCGCTTCGGGCGCAAGAAGGCGAGCTGGTATCGGCTGCGCGAAGAGCGGCTCGATTCGGGCCGGCATGTGCTGCTCGGCAACTTCGGTTGCTGGCGTTCTGGCGTCTCGCAGCGCGTCAGCGTCGACTGGCGCGGCATCGGCGAGGCCGAGCGCGCCGAGCTGGCCGCGCAGCGCGTGGTGCGCAATGCGGCGGACCAGGCCGCCCGCGCGAAGCTTGCGGCGCTGGCGCAGATGTCCGCCGGCGAGATCTGGCGCAGCGCCGTGCAGGCGGGCGAGAGCGCCTACCTGAAGCGCAAGGCGGTGCAGGCCGAGGCCTGCCGCTTCCTGCCCGACGGCTCGATCGTCGTGCCGCTGCTGCGCTACGACGCGCCGCGCGAGAGCGCGCTGCGCGCCGTGCAGCGCATCTGGCCGGACGGTCGCAAGCGCTTCACGCGCGGCTTCGAGAAGGCGGGCTGCAGCCTGCGCCTCGGCCTGGTCACGCTCGGCGAGACGATCCTGGTGTGCGAGGGCTACGCCACCGGGCTGACGCTGCGCATGGCGACATCGCGGCGCGTGCCGGTGTTCGTCGCGCTCGACGCCGGCAACCTGGCGCCGGTGTGCCGCCTGCTGCGCGATCTGTACCCGGCTTGCCCGCTGCTGATCTGCGCCGACGACGACTGGCGCACGCACGGGCCCGATGGCGCGGCGCTGAACGTGGGCCGCGCGAAGGCGCACCAGGTGAGCCGCGAGATCGAGCGGGTGAGCGTGACGTATCCGGCGTTTCGCATCGCGACGCGCGGCGATGGCGATACCGATTTCAACGATCTGCACTGTCGTGACGGCCTGCCCGAGGTGGCGCGCCAGATGCGCTGGGTGCTGCGCCATCTGTCGCCGGCGCTGTTCGGCGACGTGCCCGCGCTGGCCGCGGTCTGACGCGCCCGCATTCAACCGATTCGCACGCCCATGGCCCCACCGACGCCCGCCGACAATGTGATGCCGCTCAGCGCCGGCCCGCCGGCAGACGTTGCCCCCCCACCCCCAGAGGATGGCGGCGCGAACGCGCCAACCGGGGGAGAGGGGGCCGATGGCAAGCCGCCCCGCAACACGCCAAAGAAGCCGCGCGTCAAGAAGGAGCCGAACTGGGGCGACTACACGCGGCTGATGCGCAACTTCGCGCTGCTGTACGGCACCGACACGGTGTGGGATGGCGAGACGCGGCGCATCCTGAAGGTCAACGCGCTGCGCCTGGCCTTCGGTAGCGACCTGGTCAAGATGTGGCTCGGCAACCGCGAGCGGCGCATGGTGCTGGGTGAGGATGTCGTGTTCGAGCCGGCGCTCGACATCGAGGACGACCCCGCCCGCGTCAACCTCTACGACGGGTTGACGCTAGCGCCCAGGCGCGGCGATTGCGATGTGATCCTCGATCTGCTGCGCCACCTGTGCGCCGACAGCGCGCCGACGCCCGAGGGCGTGGCCGCCGTGATGGCGTGGGTGCTGCGCTGGCTGGCGCTGCCGCTGCAGCGGCCCGGCACCAAGATGCGCAGCGCGCTCGTCTTCCACGGGCCGCAGGGCGCGGGCAAGAATCTGCTGTTCGAGATCGTCGCCAAGATCTACGGCAAATACGCGCTCGTCGTCGGGCAGGACCAGCTCGAGGACAAGTTCAACGACTGGGCCAGCCAGAAGCTCTTCCTGATCGGCGACGAGGTCGTCGCGCGCGCCGAGCTGTACCACCAGAAAAACAAGCTGAAGGCGTTCATCACCGGCGAGACGATCCAGATCAACGCCAAGATGCTGCCGCTGCGCACCGAGGCGAACCACGTGAACGTGGTGTTCCTCTCGAACGACCAGCAGCCGTTGGCGCTGGAGGAGGGCGACCGCCGCTACTTCGTCGTCTACACGCCGCCGATGCGCGACGACGGGCTGTACGGCCGCGTCGCCGCGTGCCTGGCCGATGGCGGGCACGCCGCGTTCATGCACTACCTGATGACGCTGAAGCTCGGCGAGTTCAACGAGTTCGAGATCCCGCCGATGACGCGCGCGAAGGCGGACCTGATCGAGCTCGGCCTCAAGCCGCACGAGCGCTTCGTGCGCGAATGGCTGGGCGGGTTTCTCCCGCTCCCTCTGTGGCCGTGTGCGACCGAGCAGCTCTACCGGGCATTCAAGCGCTGGACGCTGGCGACGGGCGAGCGCTTCCCGCCGGCGCAGGTGACGTTCAGCAAGGGCGTCGAGAAGATCGCGCGCGAGAAGCTGCGATGTCGCGTCGTGCACCTGGACGCGCCGGTGCACGGCAAGCTGCACCTGCGCATCTGGCAGCCCGAAGACGCCGGGCCGCCCGAGGGGCAGAGCCTGGGCGTGTGGGCGCGCGAGTGCGTGGAATCGTTCGAGGCGGCGCTCGGGCGCTTCATGGGCCATCAGAGCGAGGCTTCTGAATGAGCCGCCTCGCCAGCCCGCGCAGTTACGTGAGAACGCGACGCGGAACGCGACGACCGGGCTGCAGGCCGCGCAGTTACGTGAGAACGCGAAGAACGCGACCTTCCCTACCCCATGCGTGCGCGCGCACGCGAGGGCCGCGCATCGCCAAACATCAAACACGTTTTCCCATGGCTTTTTTCGTCGCGTTCCTCGCGTTCTCACGTAACTGCGCGGGTTTGCGGGCACCTGTCGCGTTCCGCGTCGCGTTCCTGGACCCGCTGTCGCGTAACTGAATCACCACCCCCACCCATCATGAAAGAAACTTGCAGCGAGAAGAAGAAGGGGATGCGGGAGCAGATGCCCGCCATCGCCGCCTGGGTGGACGAGCTGCGGGCAGCGCTGGGCGCCGAGATGGTGGATGCGGCGATCGCGGCCGGGCAGCAGGCGGCACGGCGCATGCGGCAGATGGAGATCGAGCAAGGCCCGGCGGCGGCGAAGGAATGGCTGCAGCGCCAGCGCTGGCCGGCCGGATGCTTCCACGCCGAAGAGGGCGGGCACACGGTGGGCGTCAGGAGGTAGGCCATGCAGCTCACCATCAAGACAGACTTCGCAGGCGTCGAGACCGCGCTCAAGCGGCTGCAGGACGACATCGGCAAGCGCGCGCTGGCGAGCGCGATGAACAAGACGGTCGACCTGGCGCGCACGCAGATGACGCGCGAGATCGCCGGCGAGTTCAACGTCACATCGGGCTACGTGCGCGAGCGGTTGCGCGTGCGCCGCGCGGCTGCGAAGGGGCTGGTGCTCGAGGCGGCGCTGATCGGCGGCAAGGGCGGGCGCCGGCGTTCGGCCAACATCATCGCCTTCGTCGAGAAGTCCGTCTCGCTCGCCCAGGCGCGCAAGCGCGCGAAGGCCGGCACGCTCGATCAGCTGTTCGTCAAGGTCAAGCGCCGCGGCGGCAAGAAGCCACTGCGCGGCGCGTTCATCGGCAACAAGGGCCGCACGGTGTTCGAACGCGTCGGCAAGGAGCGCCTGCCGATCAAGCCGGTGCAGACGATCGACGTGGCGCAGATGTTCAACACCCGCAAGATCAACGCAGCCGTCGTCCGGATGATCCGGCAGCGCTTCCCCGAAGTCTTCGAACGCGAGGCCCGCTTCTACGTCGACCGCTTCAACCGGGGCGGCAAGTGATGGCCACGAAAACTCTCGGGTCCTTCCCAGCCCCTCCCCGCACGGGTGCGAAACGGCTCGAAATCGCGCTAGTGAATGCGTCGGGGAAAAGTGAACTGTACGGTGAACGGTGGTGCCCGAAGTGAACGGTGTGGCGCTGATCACCCAGTCCGAGTACGCCCGCCGTCGCGGCGTGGCGAAGTCGGCGGTGGCGAAAGCGGTGAAAGAGTCCCGCATCCGCCTGATCGACGGCCTCATAGATCCCGATGTCGCCGACATTCAGTGGGAGCGCAACACCCGGGCGCGCGCCGACAGCGCCAAGCCGCCGGCCGCTGCGGGCGCGCCTGGCGTCACCTCCACCGGCGCCGGCCGCGCGCTGCTTCCGATCGAGGCCGCGGCCGCCAGCGGCACATCGACTTCGCCCGGCGCTCCGGCTGCCGCCTCGCAGCCACCTGACCCGGTCTATTCCGTCGACCGCGCCCGGCGCGAGAAATTCGAGGCCGACATGGCTGAGATCCGGCTGGCCGAGGCCCGCGGAGATCTCGTCAACCTGGCTGCTGTACGTGTCGAGATCGCCAACCGCGTCGGTCAGCTTCGCGCCAACCTGCTGCAGCTACCCGCGCGTCTGGCGCCGCTGCTGGCGAACGAGTCCGACCAGGCCCGCTGCCACGCGCTGCTCGATGGCGAGCTGCGCGCCGTGCTGACAGACATCGTCGATCCCGCGCCAGCCACTGCTCCGGCGCTCGCGCCCGCCTGAAGCACACCCGCACGCTATGGGCTCATCAGACTCCGCACTCCTGGACGCTGCGCGCGCCGTCTCAGAGCTGCTGCGTGAGTTCCTGGAACCCCCGCGCCTCATGTCGTGCGCCACCTGGGCGGATGAGTTCCGCCAGATCGTCAAGGGCCCCGAGAAAGGCCGCTGGCGCACCAGCCGCACGCCCTATCTGCTCGAGCCCATGAACTGCACCGACCCAGAGTCGCCGGTGCAGAAAGTCGTCATGCAGTTCGCCACCCAGCTCGGCAAGAGCGAGGTGCTCTACAACGCACTCTTCAAGCGCATCCACCTTGACCCGGTTGACATGATGATGGTGCAGCCCACGCTGCAAGACGCGAAGGATCACTCGCGCCAGCGCTTCATGCCGACCGCGCGCAAGATGGCCGACGTCGTCGATCGTCTGCCCGACATGCGCAGCCGCGACGAGACCAACACCTGGCAGACGAAGGAAGTGCGCGGCGGCGCCACGCTCTTTTTCGCCGGCGCCAACAGCGCGCGCAGCCTGGCCAGCAAGCCCCTCGGCTTCGCCGTGTGCGACGAGATCGACGGCTACCCGCTCGACGTCGACGGCGAAGGCGAGCCCGTCGCGCTTGTGTGGGAGCGCATGAGCAACTTCCCCGCCCGCAAGATGCTGCTCTGCTCCACGCCAACCCTGCGCGATTTCAGCCGCATCGAGGGCGAATACATCGCCAGCGACCGCCGGCGCTACTGGGTGCCATGCCCGCACTGCGGCGAAGCGCAGCTGCTCGAATGGGGAGCCGAGACCGAGCACGGCATCAAGTGGCTCAAGACGCCCACCGGCCAGGCCCGCGCCGAAACCGCCGTCTACATCTGCATGCACTGCGGCGCCGCGATAGAAGAGCGCAGCAAGACGGCCATGCTCACCGCCGGCCAATGGCGTGCCGAGGCACCCGGCGCGCAGCGTGGCCTCGTCGCTGGCTTCCACCTCAACAAGCTCTACAGCCCGCTCGGCTGGAAGAGCTGGGCCATGCTCGTCGAAGACTGGACGAAGGCGCAAGACGCCGCCCGCGCCGGCGATGTGTCGCGCCTCAAGACCTTCGTCAACACATCGCTCGCCGAAACGTGGGAAGAGCAAGGCGACCGCGTCGCCAGCCACGAGCTCCAACGCCGCGCCGGCAACTTCCAGCTGCGCCAGGTACAGGCCAGCCTCTACGTCTGCACCATGGGCGTCGACACCCAGGGCGACCGCCTCGAGGCCTACGTCTGGGCTTGGGGCCGCGGCCTCGAGCGCCAGCTCGTCGACCGCCAGGTCTTCTACGGCGACCCGAGCCTTACCGAAAGCGAGGCCGGCTCCCCCTGGGCCGCGCTCACCGAATACCGCCGCACGCCCATCCTGCACGTCAACGGCCGCGCGGCGCCCATCCTCGCCGCCTTCGTCGACAGCGGCGGCCACCACACCCAGGCCGTCTACGCCTACGCCCGCGCGCACCAGCACGCGCATGTCTTCGCCGTCAAGGGCGCCAGCATCGCCGGCAAGGCCATCCTCGGCAAGCCGAGCGAGCAGGATGTCGACTGGCGCGGAAACCGCATCAAGCGCGGCGTAAAACTCTGGCCGATCGGCACCGACACCGCCAAGAGCGAGATCTACGGCCGCCTGCGCGCCACCGAGCCCGGGCCCGGCTACGTCCACATCAGCCGCCTGCAGCCGGTCGAAGTCTTCGAGCAGCTCACCGCCGAGCGCCTCGTCACCCGCTACGTTAAGGGCCGCGCGCGGCTCGAATGGGTCAAGCCCGGCGGCAAGCGCAACGAGGCGCTCGACTGCGCCGTCTACGCCCTCGCCGCCGCGCACTACGTCGGCATCGACCGCTGGAAAGAGGGCGACTGGGCCAAGTGGCAAGGCCGCGTCGCCGAGCCGGATCTGTTCGACGCGCCGCCCCAAGCCGCTGCGCCCACCGCCGCCACTCCAGAGGCCGCGCCCCGCCAGCGCGAGGCTGCCGCCACCCGCCCCAGCGCCCCGGACAACGCCCGCGAATGGTGAACCCACCCGACCCCGCCGCCCGAGGCCTCCCCATGCCCCGCCCGAAAAAACAACCCCACCAGCTCGGCCCGGTGTTCGCCGACCCCGACATCGTCGACCGCATCTTCGACTACATCGCCGAGCAGTTTCCAGAGCGCTTCGGCGCCTGCCTCGATGCCGACTGCATGGCCAGGCTGAAGGACGCCACCCGCGCCGAGTTCGCCGGCAATCTGTTCTATGTCGCGAACGTCTCGCCCACCGATCGCCACCGCCGCGTCGCCGAAGTCCTGCGCCTCTTCGACGGCCGCAACGCCACCGAAGTCGCCCGCCGCCTGCAGATCTCGCGTGCCACGGTGTACCGGCTGCTGAAGCAGCCGGGCAGGCCGTGACGGGGCGCAAACCGTCTCAGTTTTTATAGATTTGAGACACCCAGCGGCATAGCCTGCCGCCCATGGCTCTATCGCAGGCAGACCTTGACGCGCTCGACCTGGCGATCGCGTCCAGCGAGCTCGAAGTGCAGCTCGAAGGCCGGCGCGTCAAGTACCGCTCGACCGACGAGCTGCTGAAGGCGCGCGCCTACATCGCCGGCCTGCTCGCCGGCCCGAAGCGCACCACGAGCTACCACTACAACATGACCACGCAGCGCGGAGACTGATGATGCCCAACGTCATCGACCGCCTCGTCGGCTACTTCGCCCCCGCCGCCGGCCGCGCGCGCCAGTACCACCGCGTGCTGCTCCAGCGCGCCTACGAGGCCGCCAGCCCGCGCGACAAATGGCGCCCGCGCCGGGCAGGCGCCAGCGCCAACGCCGACCACCTGGCCGACGCTTCCCGCATCCGTGCCAAGGCGCGCGCGCTGCGCCAGAACGTACCCTACATCGCCGCCGGGCTCGAGGCGCTCGTCGATGCAACCATCGGCACCGGCGTCGTCGTGCGCGCCACCGGCAGCCAGGCCGAGCGCATCAACGCCGTGCTCGCGCAGTGGAAGCGCGTCTGTGACGCCGATGGCCGCTTCGATTTCGACGGCCTCGTCGCCTGCGCCTACGACACCATGGAGCAGGACGGCGAAGTCCTCGTCCGCCTGCGCCCGCGCCTGATCGGCGACGGCCTGCCCGTTCCTCTGCAGCTCCAGCTGCTCGAAATCGACTGGCTCGACAGCGCACGCAACGGCAGCGCCGGCGGCAACCGCATCGTCAACGGCATCGAATACGACGCCCTCGGCCGTGTTGCCGCCCACTACCTTTTCGACGAGCACCCCGGCGACGTTGGCCCGTTGCGCTCGATGAGCACGCAAAGCAAGCGCGTGCCCGCCGAGTTCATCATCCACCTCTACTCCGCCAAGCGGCCGGGGCAGGGCCGCGGCTTCAGCCGCCTGGCGCCCGTCATCGTCCGCACGCGCGACCTGCAGCTCTACGAAGACGCCGAGCTCGCTCGCAAGAATCTGGAGACGCGCCTCGGCGTCGTCTACAGCGGCGACGCCTCGCTGCTCGCCAACCCCGCCACCCTCGGCGGCGCCGCCGACGTTGACGAGGCGCGCCGCAGCGGCGATCTCGGCGAGCTCTCCAGCGGCGGCATCATCGAGCTGCCTGCCGGAGGCAACCTGATGAGCGTCGAGCCCAAGCCCGCCGGCGGCTATACCGAGTACGTCAAGCAGCAGCTCCACCTCATCGCCAGCGGCATGGGCGTCACCTACGAGATGATGACCGGCGACGTGAGCGAGACCAACTTCAGCAGCGCCCGCGTGCGCCTGCTCGATTTCCGCCGCGCCGTGCAGCGCATGCAGTGGCTCACGCTCGTGCCGCGCCTGCTGCAGCCGATCCACGCCGCCTTCATCGATGCCGGCATCCTCGCCCGCGCCTTCACCGCGCGCAACTACGCCGTCGAGTATTCCTTTCCGAAGTGGGACTACGTCAACCCCGAGCAGGATGTCAAGGCCGACCTCGCCGAGATCTCCGGCGGCCTCGCCAGCCTCTCCGAAAAGCTGCGCCAGCGCGGCTACAACCCCGACGACGTGTTCACCGAGCTCGCCGCCGACCGCCAGAAGCTCGAAGACCTCGGCCTCATCGACTGGCTGCTCTTCAAAGAGACGAGCAAACAGCCCGTCGACCCGCAGGCCGCGGCCACCGCCGGCGCCGCCAACGCGCGCGCCTTCGACGCCCTCGCCACGCTGCTCGACCGCATGGACACGCGCCTCGCCGGCCTCGAGCAGCGCAGCACCAGCGTCACCGTGAACCAGGGCGACAACATCGTGCAGACGCCTGCACAGACGATCGAGAACCGCATCGACGTGCCGGCCCAAGCGCCGCCCGTCGTCAACGTCGCCGCCGGTGCCGCGCCCGAAGTGCGCGTCGTCAACGAGCTGCCGCCCCAGCCAGCGCCGATCGTCAACGTCACCGCCGCGCCAGCCGAAGTGCGCGTCGTCAACCAGGTCGAAGCCCCGGTCGTCAACGTCCACGCCCCCGACCGCGAAGAAGTCACCGACGTGCAGCGCGACAAGGCCGGCCGCATCACCCGCACCGTCAAGACACATCGCCGCGCTGACGGCGGCTAGGAAGCCCGGGGCCACCCCCGACCAGAGGAGACAGACCGATGAACATCCGCCTTGCACTCGCCATCCTGTTCCTCACGTTCGCCATGCTGCCCGCAGCGCACGCCCGCACCCAATGCAAGCCCGCCGGAATGGAATACATCCACGCCTTCGAGCAGCGCCCGAATTGGGGCGTTTACTGGTGGTGCGACTACAAGACCTACGACTACACCGTCATCATCCCCGAGGACTCTACGGGCCGAACGGGGCCGACTACATCGGCACGTTCGCCGCTCCGACAGCAGGCGACATCGCAAGCGCCGTGCTCGCCGCGCTGAACGCGACGACGATCCCGACGAACGTCAAGAAGGTCAACGACGTAGAAGTCACTGACGGCGTCCTCACCACCGACCAGGCCGCCCAGCTCGCCGCGCTGGCCAAGATCCACGGCCTGATCTCTGGCACGCCGCTCGTTGTCAGCGCAACCGCGCGCACCGCGGGCGACGTATCGCAGACCGTCGATGATGTCGGCGGTGTCGTGACCGTCACCCGCGTTTAGCCGCAGCAGGCCCGCGCATGTTCGCGCTGACGCCGCTCGCGATCGCGCTGCAGGGCATCGGCTACGGCACGCTGCTCGCGTCGCTGCAGGGCCTCGTCGCCGTCACGATCGAGCCCGAGCCCGTCGACGACACGGCAGGCTCCCTCGCCGCCGTCCAGCCGCGCCACCGCCCGCGCCGCTGGCGCCGCCTGTTCGACGTGCCGAACCCGGCCGACCTGCTCGCCGCGCTCGAGGCCGAGGACGAAGAGCTGCTGCTCGAAGCCGGCGCGCTGTAGGGGCCCGCCCGCGCGCGCCCGCGCGCACGTCATCGCAAATCGTCTCAGTTTTTATAGATTTGAGACAGCGCCGTGCGCACCATGGCCCTCCATGACGAAACCCACCGCTGCCGGCACCCGCGAAGGGAACGGCGCCGCGACGCACGACATGCCGCTGCAGCTGCGCGGCGCGCAGCTCGCGCCGGCGACGTTCCGCGAATCCGACAACTCGATCGAGGTCGTCTGGACGACGGGCTTCCGCCGCCGCGCCTACGACTGGTACAACGACCAGGTCTACGAGGAAGAGCTCGACGTGTCCACCGAAGCGGTGAACATGGAGCGCTTCGCCGCCGGCACGCTGCAGGTGATCGACAGCCACCGCACCTACGGCGGCGTCGAGTCGATCCTCGGCATCGCCATCGAGGGCAGCGTCGCCACCGGCGAAGGCCGCGCCCGCATCGCCCTCAGCACCGACCCGGCCAAGGCCGGCGTCGTCGGCGACATCCGCGCCGGCGTCATCCGCGCGATGAGCTTCGGCTACTCGGTCGAGAAGTACGAAATCACCCGCGCGCAGGACCGCACCGACGGCGTCAACCTGCCGCTCTATCGCGCCGTGCGCTGGACGCCGATGGAGCTCACCTTCTGCGCCGTCGGCGCCGACCCCAACGCCGCGCCGCGCGCCGCCGAAGAGGCGCTCACCCGCTCCAAACCCGAACACGGCACGCCGTGCGAATTTGCCGTCCGATCCCTGGCCCAACCGAAAAAGGAAGCCACCATGTCCGAAGCCGAACTCCAGGCCCAGCGCGACGCTGACGCCGCCGCCGCCACGCAACGCGCCGCGCAGGATGCCGCCGTCGCGGCTGCTGCCGCCGCCGCCGCCACCGCCGCCGCGCAGCGCGCCGCCGACATCACCGAGCTGTGCACCCGCCACCACGCGCCGCAGCTCGCCGCCGGCCTGATCCGCAGCGACAAGACGGTCGAGCAGGCCGGCCTGGCCGTGCTCGAAGACATGGCCGCCCGCAGCAACGCCGCCGGCGGCAACCTGAACGTGCGCACCCTCGTCGACGAGACGCAGACGCGCCTGGCCGGCATCGAAGAAGCGCTGCTCTCGCGCGTCGACGCCCGCGCCCCCCTCACCGACAACGGCCGCCAGTTCCGCAGCATGAGCCTGCTCGAGGTCGGCCGCGAGCACCTCGAGCGCGCCGGCCTGAACACCCGAGCGATGGATCGGATGCAGCTCGCCACGCAGATCCTCATGTTCCGCTCCGGCGGCATGATGGGCACGAGCGACTTCGCCAGCCTGCTGCAGAACGTCGCCACCAAGCGCCTGCGCGGCGGCTACGACGAGAACATGCCGTCCTACCGCATGTGGGCCCGCCGCGCGCCGAACGCGCCCGACTTCAAGACGATGAGCGTCGTCAACCTGGCCGGCGCGCCCGACCTGTTGCAGACGAACGAGCATGGCGAGTTCAAGTACGGCGCCATGACCGACGGCAAAGAGACCTACGCGCTCACCACCTACGGCCGCATCGTCTCGCTCACCCGCCAGGCGATCGTCAACGACGACCTGCGCGGCTTCGACCGCCTGGTCGGCGCCTTCGGTAACAGCGCGGCGCGGCTCGAGAACCGCACCGTCTACGCCATCCTCACCGCGAACGCGGCCATGGGCGACGGCGGCGCGCTGTTCAACGCCACGGCCGTCACCACCCCCGGCGGCCACGCCAACCTGACCAGCTCGGGCACCGCCATCAGCGTCGACTCGCTCGGCGTCGGCCGCGCCAACATGCGCGCCAAGAAGGGCCTGCAAAGCGAGGAGCTCAACCTCGCGCCGAAGTACCTGATCGTGCCGGCCGCCAAGGAGCAACTCGCCTACCAGTACACGAGCAGCCAGTTCGTGCCGGCCACGTCGTCGGCGGTGAACGAATTCCGCGCCGGCGGCCGCACCGCGCTCGAGCCGGTGGTCGAGGCCATCCTCGACGCCAGCAGCGACAAGTCCTGGTATCTGGCCGCCGACAGCGGCGCGATCGACACCGTCGAATTTTGCTACCTCGACGGCGCCGAAGGCCCCGTCATCGAAAGCGAAGTCGGCTTCGAAGTGGACGGCCTGTCCTACAAGTGCCGGCTCGATTTCGCCGCCAAGGCGATCGACTGGCGCGGCCTCTACAAGAACGCCGGCGCCTGACGCCCCCGCGCCCGAGATCCAACCTGCCCATCACCCGGAGCCATCACCATGATCAACTACGTGCAAGACGGCGACACGCTCGACCTCGACGCCGGCGCCGTCGTCGCCGCCGGCGTCGGCCACCTGTTCGGCACCGCGCTCTTCGGCGTCGCCTGCGTCGATGCCGTCAGCGGCACCGCCAGCTCGTTCCAGACCAAGGGCGTCGTCGAGATCGCCAAGACCTCGGCGCTCGCCATCAACGTCGGCGACGTGCTGTACTGGGACGCCACCAACAGCGTCGTCAACAAGACTACCAGTTCGCAGCGTGCCGTCGGCGTTGCCGTCGCCGGCGCTGCCAACCCGAGCGCCACCGTGAAGATGCGCCTCGGCGTAGGCACGCTGGCCGGCACCTGATCACGAAGTGATCTGCATCACCGAGCGCCTGCGCCGCTGGCTGCTGGCGCCGGTGATCACCCTGCAACAGGAGCTCGCCATGAACCAGCAAGAACTCGCCGACCAGCTCACCGCACTCGGCACCACCGTCGAGAAGATCGGCACCGAGACCACCGGCCTGATCGACGCCGTCGCGGCCCTGCAGGCCGCGCTCGACGCCGCCGGCGAAGTGAGCCCCGAAGTGCAGGCCGCCCTGGCCGACGTGCAGGCCCGCGTCAAGGCCGTCGACGACCTGGTGCCCGACGCGGCCCCGCCGGACGCCTGAGCCGAGACCCGAGGCAGCCGAGCCACGCCATGAGCTTCGCCGACATCGAGCAGCGCGCCACCGCAGCGGTCTTCAAGACGCTGACGAACGCGACCGCGACCTTCCCGCCGGTCGGCGGCGCAGACCCCGTCGTCGCCGACGTGGTGTTCGACGCGGCATTAGGCACCATCGACGATCTCGGCATCCAGACGCTGCAGCCGAGCTTCATGGCCAAAGCCGAAGTCGCCGTGCTCGCGGCCGAGGGCATGACGCTCACGCTCGACGCCGCGCCGCTTTCCATCGTCGCCGTGCCATACAAGGTGCGCGCCGTCATTCCGCAGGCCGAGGGCGCGATGAGCCGCGTCATCCTCGCCCGCGCCGCCTGAGCCATGGCGCTCGCCGCGGCGCAGGTCGTGGCCGCGATAGCGGCCCGCATCCCCGGCACCGCCTACACCTCGCGCATGTGGCCGATCGCAGAGGCCGAGCTGCCCGCCTGGCGCGTCGTCGCCGCCGGTGAAGACATCACCGCCGAGACGCTCGCGCCCGACGCGCTGCAAAAGCACGAGCTCGCCGTCGAGCTGCGCGGCTACGCGTCGGCCGTCGAGAGTCTCGACGACGACCTGCACGCGCTGGCGGCCGGCGCGCTCGCCGCCATCTTCGCCGCTGCCCCGCAAGCGCCGCCCGACGCGCTCGACGCGCTGCGCAGCGCCGGCCTGGCGCAGATCGAGCTGCGCCACATCGAGCGCGAGCTGACGAGCGAAGGCCAGGCCACCGTGGGCGTCGTCACGATCACCCTGCAGGCGCTCTTCTTCACCCAGGCCAGCCTGCCAGAAACCATCTTCAACTGACCCCACCGCAAAGAGGCCCATCATGTCCAAGACCCTAGCCGTCGGCACCACCGTCCAGATCGCCAGCACCTACGGCGCGGCGAAGGCGGTCAGCGCCATCTCCAACGCCAACCCGGCCGTCGCCACCCTCGAGGCCTCGCACGGCGTCATCGTCGGCGACATCGTGCACCTCAGCTCCGGCTGGGGGCTGGCCGACAACCGCGTCTTTCGCGCATCGGTTGTGGATGTGAACGACGTGACGCTCGAAGGTTTCAACACCCTCGACACCGACCTCTACCCCGCCGGCACCGGCGTCGGAAGCGTGCGCGAGATCACCGCCTTCACCGAAATCACGCAGATCACGCGCCAGTACCAGGTGAGCGGCGGAGAGACCGCCTACGCCGACGTGTCCGACCTGAAAGACCGGCAGGACAAGAAGATCCCCGTCAGCCGCGGCGCGGTCGACGTGCAGCTCCCCGTCTACGACGACCCGACGCTCGCCTTCTACGCCGCCATCAACGCCGCCGACGCGACCGAGACCGGCGGCGCCTTCATCTACCCGAACGGCCGCAAGGTCTACTTCACCGGCTTCTGGACGGTCGGCGACGTGGCGACGGTCGAAGACAGCACGCTGCGCAACCGGGTCGACATCACCTTCGCCTCGCGCCCGACGAGCTACGCGAGCTGATCGCGCGAGGGCCTGAGCCGTGGAGTTCATCAACGCGCGCGACGTTGCCGCGCCGGTGCTGCCGTTCGAGCGCGTCGACTGCGAAGCGCTCGGCGGTGCCGTCAAGGTGCGCTCGCTCGGCCTGGCCGAGCGCCGCGTCTTCCAGCGCACCGTCGAGCGCCTGCGCGTCGAGCAGTACGGCAGCGAAGAGGCCGCCCGCAGTGCCCCCGGCGGCAGCGACGGCGAAGTCGTCGTCTACAAGGCGGTGGCGCACCTGCTCGCCGCCACCGTGCTCGACGGCGCCGACCAGCCCGTCTACTCCGTCGCCGGCTGGAACGTGTTCGGCCGCATGCACGAGGCGGCCGTCTTCGAGCTCTTCGACATCGCCTGGCGCATCTCGGGCCTGAGCGGAGACGAGGCCAAAAAAAACTAGACGCCGAGCCCGAACTGGCCTTCGCCATCGAGCTTGCGCAACGGCTCGGGCGCACCCTGGGCGAACTGGAGCAGACGATGACCAGCGCCGAATTCTCCCTCCACCTGCAGCTCGAGCTGCAGCGCCGCGGCCAGGGCGGCGCCGATGAGCCGGCGTCGGACGGCAGCGAGTGGGATGACGAGTGGGATGAATAGCCATGGCTGACCAGCAGGCAAACATCGTCATTCGCGCGTCGGATCGCACGCGCGAGGCCTTCGCCAGCGCGCAGCGCAACCTCGGCAACCTCGAAAAGGGAATCACGCGGCTGAACGCGCTGCCGGCCGCGCTCGCCGGCGTCACTGCCGCCGTCGCGGCCGTCGCCGCATCGTTCGAGCTGATCAACCCGCGGCCGATGATCGACCTCGGCGACGAGCTTGCCAAGCTCAGCCAGCGCACCGGCATCGGCGTCGACAAGCTCGACGCATTGCGCTACGCCGGCCAGCTCGCCGATGTCGAGTTCGACGCGATGGGCAAGACGCTCGCGCGCCTGAACGTCAACATCGCCGCCGCCGCCGCGGGCGAAGAAGAGCAGGCCGACGCCTTCCGCAAGATGGGCGTCGCCGTCGTCGACGCCAACGGCAAGGTGCGCAACCAGTACGACGTGCTGCTCGACGTGGCGGATGCCCTCAGCGGCTACGAAGACGGCGCCAACAAGGTCGCCCTTGTGAACGCCGCGATGAGCAAGAGCGGCGTCGCGATGATTCCGCTGCTCAACGGCGGCGCGGCCGCGATCCGCGAATCCGCAGAAGAGCTCGACAAGCTGCGCGGCACGATCGACCCCGAGTTCGCGCGCCGCTCCGAGCAGTTCAACGACAACATGACGAAGCTCGGCGTCGCCGCCGAGCGGCTCAAGCTGGCGGTCGCGTCAGGCCTGCTGCCGGGCCTGGTGCGCTACTCCGAAGAGCTTGTCACGGCGGCCAAGAACAGCGACCTGCTCGGCCTGGCGATGCGCCGGCTGCCCGACTTTCTCACGCTCAAGACGCCGTCGAAATTCTTCGCCGACCTGGCGGGCGGGCCCGACAAACCCGAAGGCACCTGGGATGCGCCCGACAAGCCCAAGACCGAAGCCCCCGCGCTCGACGCCCCCGGCGCCAAGGCCGGCGCCGCCGCGGCATCGGCCGCGCGCGCCAAGGCCCTCGCGCAGGCGCTCGCCACCGAGCGCCGTGTGACCGATCGCCACCTGAAGGCGATCCAGACCACGCAGGCCGCCACGCAAGACACCTTGCGCTTCGGCCAGCAGTATTCGCAGGCGCTCTACGAAGCCGGCCTCACCAGCCTGGAGAAGTACTACGCCGACCAGGACGCCGCGCGCCAGGGCAACCTCGAGGCCGTGCGCAAGGCCGTCGCCGACGAGATCGCGATCCGCACGAAGGAGATGCAAAGCCCGCTGCTCGCCGGCGCCGACAAGGCAGACGAGCGCGAAGCGATCGCCACCCAGATCGAATCCGCGCGCGACCGCCTGCGCGCCGCCCAGCGTGAGGCCGACCAGGCCGGCCAGCTCGTCACGCTCGAGCGTGGCCAGGCCGTGCAGCAACTGCGCGACGACGTGGCCGCGCTCGACGCGCAGATCCACGATCTCGCCACCGGCAAGACCGTCGAGGCCGATCTGCTCGGCATCGCGCAGCGCGTGCGCGACGCGAACCGCCTGCTGCTGCAGGCCGGCGCCAGCCCCGAGGATGCCGGCGCGCGCGCGGCCGACCTCGGCGCCAAGCTCACCACCCTGCAGCGCCTGAACACGATCCGCGAGCAGTTCACCGACCTCACGGACGCAGCCGCGAACGCCGAAGCGCGCCTCGCCGCCACCGAATCGCAGCGCGGCGACGGCCTGCTCGAAGCCGAAGGCCGCATCCGAGACGTGCGCACGCGCGCGCTCGGCGAGCTCGAAAAGCTGATCGAGGCGACCCGCGAGCTGGCGAACCAGAACCCGCAGAACACGCCACTGCAAAAGTACCTGGCCGACCTGCAGACGCAGGCGCTCGGCCTGCGCGCCGCGCTCGACCCGACCAAACTGCGCCTCGACCAGGCCGCCAACGACATCGGCGCCACGCTCGCCGCCGGCCTCGAGCGCGCCGCGTTCGAAGGCGGCAAGGTGAGCGACATGCTCAAGCAGATCGGCCTCGACGTGCTGCGCATCACGACCAACGAGCTCGTCACCAAGCCGGCCGCCACCGCGTTCTCGAACATCGTCAAGGGCGCCGGCGGGCAGGGCACCGGCGAGAACATCCTCGGCCAGCTCGGCCAGCTCGTCGGGCTGATCCCGGCCGGGCAGGGCACCGGCGCCGCTGCAACGTCCGACGCCAGCGCGCAGGCCGCGAAGAACATCGAAAGCCTCGCCACCGCCGCCGGCGGCTCGGCCGATGTGCTCGGGCAGCTGCCGTCGCTTGCCGCGATCCCGGCGACGACGGCGCTCGGCTCGCTCGCCGGCGCGGCGCATATCGCCGCCGCCGCACTCGCGCAGATCGGCGGCGGTGCGGCGGCCGGCAAGAGCGCCAGCCTGCTCGACACCGTCGGCAGCCTGTTCGGCGGCACCGGCGGCGGGTTCGGCAGCGGCACCGCCTTCGGCAACCAGGATCTGGGCCAGTACTTCGACACCGGCGGCTACACCGGCAACGCCGGCGTCGCCGAGGCGGCCGGCATCGTCCACGGCAAGGAATACGTTTTCAGCGCGCCGGCCACGCGCGCCATCGGCGTCGGCCGGCTCGACGCCATGCACGCCGCCGCCAAGGCCGGCGCGGTGCGGCTGCCCGGCTTCGCCGCCGGCGGCTTTGTGGGCGCCACGCAGCGCCGCGTGCCGGGGTATGCCCAGGGTGGCTACGTCGGCGCCCCTGGCGCTGCGGCGGGGGCCGCGCCGGGCATTCCCGCACGCGCGCCGCTGCGCCCGGTCAACCTCGTGCAGAACTTCTACGGCCCGGCCGACCGGCGAACCGTGCAGCAGGCCGCCGTCGACGGCATGCGCGCCGCGCTGGCGTCCAGCGCGCGGGGAACCGCCTGACGGGGCACTGCCTGATGGCCGCGCTCGCCTTCCTCGAAGCCCGCATCGACGACGCCGTCGCGCGCGGCATGCAGAGCACGCCCACCGTGCCCGGCCGCGTCAAGCGCTACACGCCATCCGGCGCGCTCGGGCAGAACTACGTCGCCTCGCTGCCGATCCACCGCTACGAGCTCTCGCACGGCGTGCGTACCGCGGCGCAATACCAGGCGCTGCTCGACCTGTTCTACGTCGTCCACTTCACGCCGTACATGGGTTTTCGGCTGCGCGACTGGCGCGACTACAAGCTCACGCAGGCCAATTCGCGCCTCGTGTTCGTGAGCGGCAGTGATTGGCAGATCCACCGCCTGCACACCTTCGGCGGCGCCGAGTTCGTGCGCCCGATCTACAAGCCCGAGACGGGCATCGTCGTCAAGCGCACGCGCTCGGGCGTCGTCAGCACCGCCACCGCCACCGTCGACACCACTACCGGCGTCGCCACCATCAGCGGCCACGTCGGCGGCGACACCTACACCGCCGAGGGCAGCTTCGACATGCCCGTGACGTTCACCGACGACGAGTGGAGCGCCGAAATCATCGGCGGCGAGCCGGGCGGCCACATCGTGCTCGCCGGCCAGATCAAGCTCGAAGAGGTGCGGTTGTGAAAACCGTTCCGGCCGACCTCGTCAACTGCGGCACGCTCGTCTTCGGCGTGCGCATCGTGCGCCGCGACGGCGCGGTGATCGCATGGACGCAGCACGACCGCGACCAGACGGTGACGGTCGACGGCGAATCGACCCTGCTCGCCGCCAACCCGGGCTTCACCGTCAGCAACTTCGCCAGCGCCGCCGGCCTGGCCGTCGACAACGCGGAAATCTTCGTCGCGGCCGCCGTCGACCTCACCCGCGCCGACATCCTCGCCCGCAAGTGGGACGGCGCGCGCGTCTACTTCTTCCGCTACAACTGGAAGCTCCCAGCCTCCGGAATCATCCCCGTCAAGCGCGGCAGCTTCGGCAACTTCGCGCCGCAGCAGGGCCAGTTCAAGGTCGAATTCCGGGACCAGCGCCAGGCGCTGCAGCAGAATTCCACGTGGGTGATCCAGGAGGCCTGCCGCTGGCGCCTTGGCGACGCGCGCTGCACCGTCGATCTCGGCCCGTTCACGTACGCCGCCGAAGTGACGGCCGTCGCCAGCCCCTACGAGTTCACCTCCACCGATCTCGACCAGGCCGACGACTACTTCGGCGAAGGCTTCGTCAACTGGCTCACCGGCCTGAACGCCGGCACGCCCGGCCACAAGGTGAAGACGTTCGCAGCCGGCGTCGTCACGCTGAGCGAGTTCGCTGTCTACGCGATCGATGTCGGCGACACCTTCGAGATCACCGCCGGCTGCCGCAAGCGCTGGGACGCTGACTGCCGCGACAAGTTCGACAACATCATCAACTTCGGCGGTGAGAAAGACAAGCCCACGCGCGATGAGCTCGTCGCGGCCACTGACGAGATGGCGCCATGACGCTCGACGACGCCGCGCGCACCCTCATCGGCACGCCCTACCATACCAAGGGCCGGCTGCCCGGCGTCGGGCTCGACTGCATCGGCGTGCCGATCGTCGCCGCCTGGATCGCAGGCCTCAAGCCGCGCAGCTTCGATGTCCGCGGCTACAGCGATGTTCCCGACGGCTCGCTGCTGCCGCTGTGCGACAAGCACATGCAGCGCGTGCCACGCGCCGAGATGCGCGCGGGCGACGTGATCGTCGTGCGCTACGGCGCCACGCCTCACCACGTCGGCGTGCTCGGTGCGTACCGGCACGGCGGCCTGTCGATCATCCATGCGGAGAACGACCGTCACCGCAAAGTGATCGAACACCGCCTGTGGCTCGATGGCGCGATGAAGTTCGTCGCCGCCTACCGCATCGAGGCCGCAGCATGACCGCGCGCGCAGGCCTCATCGTCGTCGGCCAGGTCGCTGGCGCATTCGTCGGCGGCCCGATCGGAGCGGCCATCGGCGGCGCGATCGGCGGCGCGATCGGCGGCGCGATCGGCGGCCCGCAGCGCAACACGCAGGCGCTGCTCGACGACCTGGGCGCCGTCAAGTTCGACTACGGCAGCAGCTGGCCGCGCATCTACGGCGTCTACCGCGTCAAGCTCACGCCGATCTGGTCGAGCGAAAAGCGCCCCGTCGCGCACGAGGAAGAAGTCAATTCCAAGGGCGGCCCGGATCAGGTGAACAGGACATTCACGTATGAGCAGGACTGGCTCTGCTGGGCGCCGCTCAACGCCGTCGGCTGGGCGCGCATCTGGATCAACGGCAAGTTGCGCGCGAGCCGCCTGGCCGATGCCGACGCGGACACCATCGAGGCCAGCGCCGCGCAGCCCGCCTGGGCCGACGTGACCTTCTTCGACGGCGCCGCTGACCAACTGCCATGGGCTGTGTACGAAGCCGCAGTCGGCACCGAAAACGCCTGCGCCTACCGATTCCGCCCGACGCTCGCCTTCAGTTCGCTCGACCTCGGCAACAGCGGCCAGCCGCCGCTGATCGAGGTGGAGTTTGCGAGCGGCGATTCGAGCATCGAAAGCCTCGACACGATCCAGTTCGCCGACGCGGTTGCGATGACGGGCTCTCTGCAGAGCAACCTGCGCCCGTGGGGCGCTATCGCCTTCGGCAACCCGACGCGCGTGCCGACGTTCGCGGTCAGCGCCGATCTGATCCCCGTCACTGCCCCGGGCTGCTGCCCACTCGACGGGGAAGGCTTCCCGCGCTGGAGCCCGCCGGATGTGGCGGCCATCATCTGCTGGGATGTTGACCACAACGGCGTCGAAACGCAGGTTTCGCAAAACGTGCTGCCCGGCGGCTTCGGCCGCACCCCGGGCATCGGCAGCGGCAACCGCGCGATCTGCGTCGTCGCGACATCGGGCATCTTGCCGATCAAGGTCGCCATTGCGGGCGATGGCGCGTCGGCGGTCTACGAGCTGCCGGACGAAGACAACTGGCTCGGCGTTGCCGAACTTCGCTTCGCGGTCTGGGGCGCGACGCTCGCGCTCGGCACCACGCTCGGGGTCGATGCAAAGCCGGAGGATGTCACCGGCACCTACGTCGGCAACCGCGGCAACATCTACCTCTGCACCGACGCAGGGGCGCACGTTGCAACGATCCCCGCTGCGATCCCTGTCGAATCGCTCGCGATGAACGGCGAGACCGTGTGGGCGCTGCATGACGGTGATGTCTACCCATTCACGCGCACCACGCTCGCCGCCGGCACCCCGTTCGCGTGCGAGGGCTCGGCAATTTTTGTCGACGCGTCCGGCACGCTTTGCCATGTCCACGGCAGCGCGGTCTATCGGCGCGCCGATGACGCGTGGCTGCTGCTCGGCACGATGACCGGGCCGGTCGATACGACGCATTTCTTCGGCGCGACCGCTACGCAGATCTATGCAGCCTGCGGCACGGAAAAAGAAGTTTCCAACGTCGGTCTGTTCGTCCAGCGCTCGTATGACGGCCATGGATTCGACACTCTTGATGGCGCGGTGCAGCACTATGCTGAATACTATTTCAACAGCTTCTACACCTTAGCCTACACGCACCGTGCAGTCAGAAATCAGTGCATCTGCGTCTACCAGATCGAGACAGGCCCCTACAAGGTTGCAACGTGGGAGGCGGTTTTCTCGTGCGAACGTCTCTACGGCTACCCGGGGGACACCTCAGGCATCTTCGACGACCCGCTCGACGAATGGGTATGGGAGCCGGCGTCGACTACAGGCATCTTCGATCTGAATGATGGCGCGGACTTTGACCTCAAGTTCCACGACCTCTTCCGCCAGCCGTTCCAGTCGGTCATCGATCCCGAGACGATCCCGCTCTCCGAGATCGTGCAAGCCGAGGAACTGCTCGAATGGACGGGCGAAGCCGGCGCGCTGACGGTGGCCGACATCGACGTGACCGAGCTTGAAGAGACGCCAGTACGCGGCTTCCTCACGACGAGCAGCCCGCGCGAATCCGTCGCGCAGTTGATGGACATCTTCTACTTCGGAGCGGTCTGTTCCGACAAGCTCTACCACCGCCTGCGCGGCGCAGCCTCGATCGATACCGTCACGGCCGACGACGCAGGCGCGGGCGTCGGCGGCGCGGGCGAAGTGTTCGCCGGCCTCGCTCGCGGCAACGACCTCGAGCAGGCGATCCAGGTCGCCGTCACCGGCCCGAACGTGCTCACCGACTACGAGCCCGGCACCGAGACCAGTGACCGCCTCGTCGGCGAGTCCGTCGAGCTGCGCCGCTACAGCACCGCCGTCGTCCTCACCCCGCCCGAGCGCAAGGGCCGCGCCGACACGATGGTGCTCGACGGCCGCGTCGCATCGCACACCGGGCAAGTCTCGCTCGACGACCGCCACGCCGAGAAAGAGCCGTTCGACGTGTGGACGCAGCTCGACGATGAAGGCAACGCCTACCGCGTGCGCGCCGACCGCGAGACCTACGCCGACGGCGTGCGCACGTTCGATGTCGTGCTCGATGACGCCACCGTGCTCTCGTCGGTCGGCATCACCACCGAGACCGACAGCCGCGCGTTGACGGTGCGATCCGCCGACGGCACCGACCTGCTGCTGCTCGACATCCCCGCGCTGCGCGACACCGACGCCACCGGGCCCGGCTTCTACGCCGCAGGTCGCGGCGCCGGCCCGCGCTGGTCGGGCTACAGCCTGTTGGAAAGCGCCGACGGCGTGAGCTTCGGCAAGGTGCTCGACGCCAGCGTCGCCGCCGTCTCCGGCACCTGCTCCACGGTGCTCGGGGACTATGCCGGCGGCAACGTCGTTGACAACGCCAACAGCGTCACCGTCAACAGCAGCGCAGCGCTCGCGAGCTACACCGACGACCAGATCATCGCCGGCACCGCGCAGGCGTACCTGATCGGCGCCGAGATCATCGTCGCGCGCGAGGCAACACTCGTCAGTGCGGGCGTCTACACATTGAGCGGCCTGCAGCGCGGCCTGCGCGGCACCGAATGGGCGATCGGCGCCCACGTAGCCGACGAGCGCTTCGCGCAACTCGACACCGGCGCCCGCCGCGTCACCGACGAGACGCCAGACCTCGCCGTCACGCGCTTTTGGAAGGGCGTCACGTACGGCCAGCGCGCGAGCGATGTGGCAGCGGTCACATTCGCCGACACCGGCGTCAGCCTGAAGCCGTTCGCCCCGGTGGATCTGGAAATGACGCTCGACGCCGGAGACGACGTGCTGACCTGGCACCGCCGCAGCCGCATGGCCGGGCGCCTGCTCAACACGACGCAGCCGCAACTCGGCGAAGCGAGCGAGGAATACAGCGTCGAGCTGCGCGACGGCAGCGACGCACTCGTCAGCACCGACACCGTGACCGAGCCGCGCTGGGTCAGCCCCGGCGGCAGCCTCGCCGGCTACAGCCTGACCGTCTACCAACTCTCGTCCATCGTCGGCCGCGGCTACCCCGCGACCCTGGAGATTCCCGCATGAGCACCTTCCCGCAGATCACATCGCCGCCGCAGGCATCGGCCGAGGTGCTCGTAAACCGCATGGGCGAGTCGCTCGAGCACCAGGCCGTCTACGGTCTCAAGCACAGCACGACGACCGGCCTGTCGTGGGCCTACTACGGCGGCCGATGGGGCGGCTTCGCGATCACCGACGGCGTGCTGATGCTGACCGATGCGTCGGCGAACTACATCGTCGTCGAGATCGCCAGCGGCGACATCAGCGTCGACACCGCCAGCACCGACTGGGACGACGACACCAACTACGTGCGCGTCTACAAGGTGACGACCGTGGGTGGCGTGGTGACGGCGGTGGAAGACCACCGCGCTGGGCCGGGCGGGGTACATGGCGGGGCGGGTGGCGGTGGTGGCGGCAGCGGCACCGTCACGAACACCGGCGGCGACCTGGACGCGAACGCGGTCGTGCTCGGCGCCGGCGGCGACGATGCGACGGTGATGGCCTCGCTCGGCAGTTCGGGCCAGGTGCTGACGAGCGCTGGCGTCGGCGCGCCGCCGACGTGGGAGACGCCAAGCGGAGGCGGCAGCGGCACCAAGACCTACGCCGTCTTCACCCCGATGACGAGCCAGCCGCCGGCGTCGAACTACGCCACGCTCGACACGCGCAACAGCATCGCGGTGCTGGATTTCGACGCGGTGACCGAAGAGGCTGTGCACTGGGTTGGCGTCATGCCCGAGGGCGCGTCGCTCGGCTCCGGCCTGAAGGTGCGCATTCACTGGATGGCGACGAGCGCGACTGCCAATGATGTCGTGTGGGGCGCAAGTTTCGAGGCGATGACGACCGACCTCGATTCCGACTCGTTCGACACCGAGACCACCGCCACCGGCACCGCTAACGGCACGAGCGGCATCGAGACGGTGACGGAGATCACCTGCACGACGATCGACAGCATCGCCGCGGGCGGGCTGTACCGCCTGAAGATCGCGCGCAAGGCGGCGGCGGGCGGCGACAACATGAGCGGCGACGCCGAGCTGATCGCCGTCGAGGTGCGGAGCGCCGCCTGATGGCCTGGACGTTCAGCGGCTCGGGGCAGCACGCGCGGGCGAACACCGGCGCCATCGTGTCGGCGTACCCGATCACGATCTTCGCGCGCGGCAAGAGCACCGACCTCGCCAACCTTCAGACTCTCGCGACGTTTGTGCAGAACAGTGGCACTTACAACGGCTGTGCACTTTTTTTCGCCGGGGCGACGGGCGGCGACCCGATGAGTTTCAGCAAGTTCGGCGGCGTCCATGCCAACAGCGTGGCGGGCTACTCGTCTGGCGTGTGGGTCGCCGCGGCAGGCCGCGCCAGCGGCGCAACGCAACTAGACATCGACCTCGACGGCACGGTGACGGCGGGCGCATCGACATCGGTGGCGTTTCC